CTATATGAGTACAGAGAGTCTTCAGTTGAAGCAACTAAGCCTTCAGCTAATTTGATGACCGCATACGAGCTTATGAAGCCATTTAAACGCATAAACGTAATTATCTAATGATAGGAAGATTAATGAATAGGATTACTTTCCAAAGTAAGACTAGCGTATCCGATAGTGCAGGGGGTTTTGTAAATACTCTTGTAGACTATTATACCTGCTGGGCTGAAATTGTTACAGATAGTAATACAAGAACTAATATAGCAGGAACAGATGGTTTTGCCGCTGATATTACATTTAGAATAAGATATACAACATCTAAGGTATTTGATAAGAAGTTGGTAATCAGCTTTCAAAGTAGATTATACATGATAAATTCTGTCATAAATGAGCAAGATCGTAATAAATATTTTTTAATAGGTTGCTCAACTCTTAAATAATGGCTACATTCACAGTAGATACTAAGGCATTAAATGCAATTCAAAACAAGTTTAAGCAGACGGCTGAGTTATACAAAGCTTACGCTATACAAGAGGTAGACAAAGCTGTAAAGGCTATGGAGGTAGAAGCTACCGCAAAAGCAGGTAAGTTACCTAGATTAAAATCTAACGCTAAAAAACCATACCAAAGAACAGGAAACTTATCTAGAAGTATATCTTCTACACCTTACCAAAATGGATATGCCTCATTCTCAATGGGTAATAGTACGGTTAAATATGCACCTTATGTAGAATTTGGTACAGGTAAAGGGTTTAGAATACCAAGATATAAATTTAGCACTAGAAAGCCATTAGATAGTTTAGCTTCGGAGTTTAAAGGTTCTGGATTAAGGAATTACAATATGAAATATAGACCGTTTTTCTTTAATACATTTGATGAGAAATATTCATTATTAATAAAAAGATTAAATAGCTTCAAGGTTAAGTAAAATCATATAAATTTATTTCACTAAATTTGTACAAAATCAATATCATGACAATTACATTAAACGAAGAGCAGGTAAAACAATTAGACGCATTTATTCAAGAAATGCCTACTAAATTTGGTTTACCTTTAACCCAGTTCTTATCAAAACTTGCTCAAGAGCAAAATCCTGAGGAAGTAAAAGAGGAAACAGAAGCTTAATGAAAGATTGCGGATATGCTATACGAAAGGCTTATGTAGATAAGTTAGCATCACAAAGTTTTTCTTTGGGTGTTTACGATACTATTGCCCCTGATACTGTAGAGCCTCCGTTTTTACTCATAAGCAGTCAAACATCTTTGGAAAATAGTGACAAACAGAGTTATAACTTTGATGTTACTATTCAATTTGATGTGGTTTATAGAACCTTTAAGTCAGGTGAAGTAGGGCAGAAATCGGTAGACCAGTGGGCTAACGAATTGTTAGTGATCATAGGCGTTAATGTGCCGAATTACCCAAGTGCTTCTCCTGACTTTAAAATTGTTACTCGTAAGATGACAAGCAATATTGCTACATTTGACTATGTAGATGAAGCTTATGTTTTCAGAAGAGTAATTACAATGGATCATTTTGTAACACAGATATTATAAAAAATTAAAATAAAATAAAATGCCAACAACAGGAATTTTTAATGGTACAAACCTAGTAGTTCTAGTAGGAAGTGAAGTAGTAGCTCATTCTACATCATGTTCTTTATCTGTAAGTGCAGACTTACCAGATTCAACAACTAAATCAAGTGGTGGATGGGCTGATCAAATTGGTGGTTTAAAGTCTTGGTCTTTAACTACAGATGGTCTTGCAACGGTTGATCCATCAGGTGCAAGTTATATTGTAGGAGATATTTTCACTGCATGGAATAACAGAACAGCAGTTACTGTTAAGTTTACTACAGTTAATGGTTCAACTCCAATAACAGGTGACTTAATTTGGTCTGGTCTTGCATTTATAGAAAGTTTGGATATTACTGCTGATATGGAATCTCCAGCAACATATTCAGTTTCTTTTACAGGAACAGGAGTATTGACTCAGGCTACTAACGCATAATAACACCAAAACACCAAAATATGAGAGGACATTACGAACTAACCCTTAGTGATGGGTCTAAAATACCTATGAGATTTTGTACATGGTCTTTAAAAAGATTCTGTCAACTACAAGGTATTGGTCCTTCAGAGATAGGAGATGCATTAAGTGGTTCTGATTCGCTTGACGCTATAACAAACTTATTAAGAGCTGCTGCTGAATACCCTATATATAAAGAAGGTATAACGCCTAGCTTTACAGACTTAGACACCTGTGACTGGATTGACGATATGGGTGGTATTGGTGGAACTAAGTTTCAAGAAGTAATGATTGCATTGACTGAAAGCTTAAGTAGTGGATTAGACAGTAATGAAAAGAAAGCTACTAAAGGTGCAGTAAAAAAAAATTAGAGTGGATTGATATTGAAAAATATACAATGGGGGAGTGCCAAGTGCTTCCCCATTTGTTTTGGGATATGACGATGGCTGAGTTGGATTATATATGGTACGGATACCGTCATAAAGAAGAGCAAGAATGGATAAAAATTAGATGGCAGACTACTGTTTTAATTAATGTACAATTACCAAAAGGTAAAAAAGTAAAGCCTAACGACCTTTTGCCACTTGATTGCGATAATCGTAACTTTGTAAAGCAGAAAGTAATGTCACAAGAAGAATTACAAGAAGTATTAAAAAAGTATAATAATATCAAACCTATAGGATAATGGCAGTAGAAGAATCAATTAAAATTAGGATACAGGCAAATGCAGAAGAATTTAAGATTGTTTCTGCTGCTGTTGAAAAGGCTTTGGCTGATATAGGTAAACAAGCTGATGTTACTGCTGGTAAAGTTAAAAGTGCTGGAAATGCTGTTAAAAGTAGTAATATGCAATGGACAAATCTTGCATTAGTTATTCAGGATTTACCTTATGGATTTAGGGCGATACAAAACAACTTACCAGCTTTAGCAGGTAGTATGGCTGCGGTAACAGGACCTGCATATTTAGCATTTTCAGGTCTTATTGCAATCTTAACTGTTTTAGATCAAGAATTAGGAAAAGTAAATAAATCAGCTAAGGAATTATCTGATAAAACTGGTCAAGCAAATATAGAAATGGCACAAATGGGTGCTATTTTTTCAGCAGTTAAACAAGGAACTTTAGATGCTCGTGATGCAACTAGAATGTATAATGAAAAGCTGGGTGATTTATTTGGAACAGCTAAGAATGTATATGAAGCTGAAAAATTATATGTATCAAAGACTGAAGGATATATAAAAGCTCAATATTTTAGAGCTAAGGCAGATTTAGAATATGAAAAAGCAAAAGAAGCTTTAGGAAGAAAAGATAAAGCTTATGCTGAAGACCAAGTTGGTATACTTGGAAAACTTGGTTTAGCTGTTGGTGCATTTTTTAAATCAGGATTAACATCTGGTGTTTCTGCTTTTTATGAACAAGGTAAGATTTATGCTAAAGACTATGCAAATATGCAAATAGAATTAGCAGGTTATGTTACAGATAAAGAAGAGGCAGAATTTAATAAAAGAGTAGCATTAGGAGATAGATATAAAAACCAAGAGTTTGAAATATTAAAAGCTTATGGGATTAAAGCGACTACATTTCAAGATGATTTAGATAAAGAAGCTGAAAGAAAAAGAAAAGAAAAATTAGCTGCGTTTAAAAAATCACAAAAAGAACTTGAAGACGCATTAAAAGCAGCAGCTATTAGACGAGCTAAAGCAGGTGGTAATATTGAAGTTATAAAAGAACCAGAACTAGATCCTAAAGCTCAAGCTAAAGCATTTGCAGCAAAAATGGCATTTGATAAAAAAATGTCAAAGGCTAGAGTCAATACTCTTAAAGAACAATACCAATTAGAGGTAAGTGAAGCTGAAGGTAGTTTTGAAAAAATTAAAGTTGCTGAGGAAACAATGAGGGCTGCTTTAAATCAAGGATTTATGGATGGTAGTATTAAACTATCTGAATATCTTGATGCTATATTAGAATTAAGAAAAAAGTCTAATAAAACAGTTACAGATGAATCCAAGGCTGCTACTCAAGAAATGATGAAAATGGGTGTAGGAATAATGTCTGCATTAGGTCCTGCTTTAGATATGCTTTTAGATAAAGGTGCAGCTTTGGGTGATGTTTTAAGATCAGCATTTCAAAGTATAATTAAACAATTAATAAAGGTTGCTATTGCAGCCGCTGTTGCAGTTGCTTTATTGTCAATAATATTTCCAGAGAAAGTAGCTAAAGCAGGGGGAGCATTAAAAATGTTTGGCAATTTAACCGCAGGTGGCATGGGTCTTGGTGCTCAATTATTTGCTAATGGAGGTATTATATCAGGTCCTACATTAGGATTAATGGGAGAATATCCTGGTGCAGCACATAATCCTGAAGTAGTAGCACCTTTAGATAAACTACAATCAATGATGGGTGGTGGAGGTGGTACTTTAGAAGCTAGAATAAGTGGTAATGACTTATTAATATTAATGAACAAGGCA